ATAAGAACCTTGCTGATTTTTGATGTCAGAAGAAGTTAAGAACCAAGAGTTAAAAAATAAAAGTATTTTTGGTAAGATTAAAAGTTCTGTTGATGATAAAGAAGAACAATTAGAGATATTATCAACTTTTGTTCGACTTGCTATTTTAGTATGGAGTGGTGGAATACTCACACTTGCATATATTAAGTTGCCTGTTGCTTTAGGTATTCCCGAACAGAAACTTGATCCCACTTTTATTGCCAGTGTATTTACTGGAGTTTTGGCAACCTTTGGTGTTCAGGCAGCAAAGAAGGCAGGAGAAAATGGTGGTAATGGTGGTGGAATTAGTAAGGAAGACTTGCAAAAATTAATTGATTCTGCTGCACAAACTGCACCTTCACAAACTATAAGAGTTGAGCAAGGTCCAATTAGAATTGAAAATAGTGAACCAATAATTAAACCCGTACCAACGGATCCTCCTCAACCTCCTTATTCTTTATAATAAATGAATTTATTATTGCGTCCTCTAGATATTCCAGGTGATCCTGTATGGTCAGTGATTATCTTGGTAATCATTGCTGTCGGATTAGCACTAGGTTATGTCGTATACATACTACGACAAGCATTTGCAGAGTTAGAAGATGGGAGCATTGACACCACCAAGCAGGAAGAGCTGCTACAACTTCCGAGTGACGGAGATCAATCGTGTTCTTGATGGTGATACTATTGATGTCACTATCGACCTCGGGTTTGATTTATACAAGAAAGAAAGAGTTAGAGTTGCTGGAGTTGATACACCGGAAAAGAGGACGAAAAACTTAGAGGAGAAAGCACTTGGAATCGACGCAACCAACTGGCTCAAAGAGAAACTCGAAGGCACTTTGGCTGGTGATGATGAGTTGTCTGTTAGGACTGAACTTGTTGGTGGCACTGGCAAATACGGGCGTCTTCTGGGTTGGCTTTACATTGGGGACGACAGTGTGTCCCTTAACGAGCAAATGATTACTGAAGGATATGCTCATGCCTATGATGGTGGCACCAAGGATATGAACCTAGAAGAACTTCGTGTAATCCGCAGAGAGCACGGCACGTTGGTAGATTGATGATGAGTGGTTTATTTGTATTTGGATTTATAACATTACTTTGTTATACACTACATATTACATGGCCTATAAAAAAAGGTAAAAATTAAAATGCAAAAATTAGTTAACGGAATCGCATTACTCTCAGGACTTGTAACACTATCCATTGTTGGTGCCGGAGCATACCTTTATGTTAATAAGGATGCAATGATTGAGCAGGTAAAGGAACAAGCAACAGAACAAATTACTAAAGCAATTACCGAAGCACTTCCTGGTATGATTAATTCTTCACTACCAGAAATGCCTAGTATGTCTGGTAATGTTCTTCCGGAATCTACACAATCAGTTCCTCCTATGACTGGTGGAGCACTGCCATTCTAAGAATTTTGTTAAATATATAATAGTAAATGTGAATTCGTATGTCTGTTTCTAATGCAAAGAGAAGGAGATCAACCGTAAAGAAAAAATCTGATAACGAAAATAAATTTTTTCTTTACGTGATTTTTTATCATCTGTTCACCGGTATTGCTGGAATTTTTAAGAATGATTAATGGAGAATATTCCTAATATTGATTTAAGACCAATATCCATAAGTCCGATTAGATCTTTGGATATTCCTAGTTATGTAATGACACCATCGCAATCAATACCAACTGCTGTTCCTGTGACAGTTCAACTTGGTTTTCCTATTGTTAATCTTCCTGGATGTGTAGAATCTAATAAAGAGCAAAATCCAAAGAACACTGCTCTCCTTCAGGATGATCCAAATGGGACATTAACATTTTGTGATGGGTCATTGCCATCGTTTAATCCTATAGATTTTAATGCTGAGGATTATCTTCAACCATCAAAAGCACCTGTCCCTCCATTCAAACCTTCAGAGACAGATTTTAAAACACCGCAAATTAAACCACCTTCTATACCCAAAACTGAAATACCTATAATTAAAACTGAAGAACCTGAAAACCTTGTACTAGAAGAAAATATTAATATTGTAGATTACCTACCTCCAGTAGAAGCAGTTGTATCAACTACTGTTATTGCTGCTGCTGCGGCAACTAGTGCATTGGTTGCTAGACCATTAGCAAACTTTATGTTGAAGATTATTAGACCGGTTATGAAGAAAGTAATTAAAAAAGTTTCTAATAAATTTGGTAAAGAAGAAATTGTATTAAGTATTAATGAACGAAGAGAAATTCAACGAGAAAAAACTGAAGCAGTAAGAGCAATTAGAAAATTAAGGGGTCGTTGATATAATACCACCAAGATCTTCTGCTTTCTTTGATACTGGTGCTGGAATAGAATGTCTATGTTGTGGAATTACTCCACCTGGATTAGTGACTATAATGTCAGCACACACTGAATAATATGGACTTTTGGGGTGAAAATAAATTCCTTGTTTCTTAAGTTCCCCACAATTCTTAAGTCGGGCAATCTCAAAATCCAATCTTTTATTGGCAATCAATTGTTGTTGTAATTCTATTTGAGTTGCTGCTGCTTGTTTACATTGCTCTTGTAATTTAGTATCTAATGGTTTGGACCAAGTAGCAGAAAATCCAAGACTCAAACTGTAGTTATCTTTTTGTCCTGTTCTTATTGGAACTCGATATAATATATCTCCTGGATTATCTAAAGATCCATCTTCATCAAGGTCTCTTAAATCATATACTGGGTCATTATAAAAATCTTCAAAGGGTTTCTGTGCCGATACAGCACCTGTTACATAAGGTGTAAAGTTGAGAGTGGGACCTTGACATTGTATACCTCCACCGTAGGTGTTTGTAATGTAAGGTCCCTGAAGGACTTGTATAGCCTGGTTTGTAACGGAACCTGAAGAGTTAGCAACAGGAGCAGCAGTAGCAGACACACCACCAACAGTTTCAGCATAAGAAGGAGAAGCAAATAATAATGTAATTACTGTGAGAAGATACTTGTAGTAGTTGTAACGCTGTCTAATTCCGTTGTTCTTTGTATGATTGTTTGATTTGAAATTCCAGGACCTTGATAGGTTTCTGTAAATTGAAATGCCTGTCCTGGTTTTGTTACCGACCAGTTGGGTTTGTTGTTCAGATTTAAATTCGTCCATGATGAAGTCACCCCATCGATATTATTTGATGTAGAATTAGTTCCTGGTGTTATACTAGAACCATCCATCTGGACATTGGTTCCAGTTACACTATATTGGTATCCTGTATTATAATTTATAGAGTTTATAGTTTCACTTACTTTAGTTTTTGTTTCTGTGGTAGATGTTTGCGATCCTTGTGTAAAGTTGGGAACAACTGGAACTGCCCCTACTGGTTGAAGCAGACCATGTAGAATACCTAAAATTAAACCCAATCCAATTGATTCCTTCATTATCTCACTGTAATTTCAGATACGAACTGACCTGTTGCACTTGTACCAGCACCACCAGCAGTTAGAGGTCCGATAGTACCTGCAGAATCAATAGAACCTGCAAGAGTTCCTGCGACACCACCAGCAGTCGTAGTAACTACTCCATAAGCAGGGAGAGAACCTACAACACCTGAAGAAACTGATGTTCCAGAGTTGATCACATTAACGGCATCACCTTGTGTAAATGCCTCTGTGAAGGTGATTGCTGCACCATCGGTTGTTTGTGTATATGATCCGGCATTCATTGCTGCTGCAGAGGTAGCACTTGCCGGTGCTGTAAGACCACCAAGAGTTGCTGAAACATTACTGCCACTTACGGAGTATGAACTTCCAATTCTTGTTGCTTGTGATGCAGCAGCATCAACGGTTAATTGAACACTTGAAGATAATCTACTTGTAATATCGGCATGTGCTGAAGGTGCCATCAAAAACATCATACTAAAAAACAGCAGTGATTTTTTCATTTTTCGATGCAATTGGTTTAGAATTATTTAGTTATAAATAATGTGAAATAAAAATGATTTGAAATGAACGAACAGCAAAATCACCTTTCGCAATTATTAGAACAGAGAAATAATCTTGCATCTAAGTTGGAAAATATTAATAGTGAATCTACAAGAACAAGAGAACTGATGTTTAAGACTCAGGGTGCTATTGAGTATTTGGAGGCAACCGGAGTCAAATTGCCGGAACCTGAACCAGTAGCAGAAGTGTCTGAGACGGAAGTTGTAGAGGGTTGACGCACAGACCAGAAGGCACTATAATATAAAAGTCAGCAAGGGCAAGTAGCTCAGATGGATAGAGCCACGCACTTCTAATGCGTTGGTCGGGGGTTCGAATCCCTCCTTGCCTGCCATTCCCCTGTAGCTCAGCGGTAGAGTCGGTGACTGTTAATCACTTTGTCGCAAGTTCGAATCTTGCCGGGGGAGTTGACAATCATCACCACTTCTGGTATGATTGTCTCATCTTCGGGGTGTAGCGCAGAGGTAGCGCATCGCTTTTGGGAAGCGAGGGTCGCAGGTTCGATCCCTGCCACCCCGATTGGGGAATTAGCTCAGTTGGTAGAGCGCCTGCTTTGCAAGCAGGATGTCAACGGTTCGAGTCCGTTATTCTCCATTGGCAATCATCACCACTTCTGGTATGATTGTCTCATAAGAGAAGCACCTATTAGGATGGTGGTCGCCTAGAATTCAAGGTGGCAGAGACGGATTACCTCCCGTCCGAGACGAAACGTTTAAGTTAGTCCTTTGGCAAATGGCAGTTCGAATCTGTCCTTCTCTTAAACCTGGAGAGGTGGTCGAGTGGTTTATGGCTCTGGTCTTGAAAACCAGCGAGGTGAAAGCCTCCGTGAGTTCGAATCTCACCCTCTCCGCTTTGCCCGAATATCTCAGATGGTTAGAGCACACCGCTGATAACGGTGAGGTCTCTGGTTCGATTCCAGGTTCGGGCATCCACGGAGGATTGGCTGAGTGGTCGAAAGCAACAGTTTGCTAAATTGTCGAAGGTGTAAATCTTCCGTTGGTTCGAATCCAACATCCTCCGTCTTGCCTTTGTAGCTCAGTGGTAGAGCAGAGCTTTTGTAAAGCTCAGGTCGCAAGTTCAAATCTTGTCGAAGGCTTTCCACTTTTAACAAGTGGATTGGGTTTATAACTCAGTTGGTAGAGTATCGGGCTTTTAACCTGCAAGTCGTCAGTTCGAGCCTGACTAAACCCACTTGACAAGAACTCAATCTTGTCTTATACTACCTCTTGTGTGGAGGAAGTGTGTCGGGAGAGCAATCTCCCACTCTGCGGAATTAGTTTAGAGGCAAAACTAAAGGTTTCCAACCTTTCGTCACCAGTTCGATTCTGGTATTCCGCTTTCGGGTTATCCGAATACCCGAAAAACAAAATGAGTATATATACTCTGTTACTTAAGTAACAATTCACAACAGAACCAGTCGAGGTTCTTAACATCTGCGGGTAACCATTCCGCAAGTAAACTAAAGGTATTAAAAAAAATGTTCAAATCTGTATTCGCAGCAACTGCTGCACTTTCCGTCTCAGCTGGTGCCGCATTTGCTGGTCCTTATGTCAACGTCGAAGCTAATTCTGGTTGGACTGGATCTGATTATGGTGGAACTGCCACAGACCTTCACGTAGGTTATGAAGGTGAACTGGGTGAGTCTGCTTCCTACTACATTCAAGGAGGAGCTACTGTAGTCTCCCCTGATGGTGCTGAAAGTGACACCGTTCCTTCTGGTAAGGCAGGTCTTGGTCTTGCACTGACCGATTCGTTGGGTGCTTATGGTGAAGTCTCCTTCGTCGGTTCAGGTGACTCTGACATCGACCGTGGTTATGGAACCAAATTGGGTCTGAAGTACAACTTCTGATATCCGATATAGACACATAGACATCTAGATGATATAATGGGGGTGCGACGGCATCCCCTTTTTTTGTATATGGATTACACCCCACCTGCACTTTGCATTAGAAGTATTGAACCTGCTGAAACACCAGGTAAAGTTCTTGTAGATATGCCATCTCTATGGAGAGAAAGTGATGCAATAAACCCTTTAGAGATTAGTAAAAAAACAGTTGATTCTATTATGAGTGAACCTTATAGTGTACCTATGTGTCCACCAGGATGGCCCAACCCTCCTCTTATTGAGACGGAATGAAAAAATATTTACTGCTCATAATTACAAATCCGGCATCCCAATCATCAATATTTTTGTTGGGAACACTGGTATTGATAGGAATGCTACATAACCATGCACACTATCAGATGAGTAATGATCCTGATGCATATGTATTTCGATGGTGTAAGGCAAACCCAGAACGATGTACTTATAGACCACGTTAGATGAGGAATGATAATGAAAAAGAAAATCAAAAAGTCAGAACAAAAAATTGCAGATTGTGATAACATCTATGATATGATTGAGATACTACAATGTCGTATTGAGGAAATAGAAAGTGAACACATGCAATTGATTCGTAAGATGGGAGAACTAAATAGTCGCGTAGACGACTTTTCTACAAATGAAAATTAATCTTTGGTACTCTAAGAGTATGAGTCAATGGAGATGGACTCTCTGTGAAGAATTTAAGAATGGTGTTACGAAAGTAGAACAACATGCTGGACAACGTGAGGAACTGCGAGATGCAATGAATGATGTTGCCAATACGGTAGAGTATATGTTAGATGATAAATAACTGAAAACTGAAGACGTATAAAGAATTATACAATGGAAAATATAAAGATTAGGTGTCGTTCCTGTGGGAAAGAATTGGAAGGACACCCAAGTAAGGCAGTTTCTTGTGGTTGTCCGAA